TGTTACTGCACCATACAAGAGAACATCACCAGCACTATCTCCAGTGCTCCAGGTAACAACCGATACTACACTCGGTTTTGTCACCAATTCAGTGATGATCAGCTCATCTTTCCCGGCACCACCAGCGACACGCGTGTCAACGGTGACTTCATTGTCAGGATCAAGAGCTAACTTGTCAATGGGCATACTCGTTTCCGTATTTGCAAAGGCGTGAAACACCTTGTTCTGGAATGGTTGGACATCTGTTGTTACCGGGGGGTTCGAGTAACCAAATAATTTTGCTACCCCAGCTACAAAAGAAGCTCCAACATCAATAGCACGAGCAAATGTGCCGATAGATTGGTCTTGCGAAAACTTACGTGCAGTAGCTGCAATGCGTGACGCGGGTCCAGAAATAGGACCGGCTTGCATGACAGCACGCAACGAAGGACCAGCCAACTGCAAATCGATTGCCTCAGCATATGTAGATATCGTAATACCTGTCCCGGTCACACCATTTGCTGATGTGAGCGGAGCAAATACTTGGAACATCAAATTGCCGAGCGCGTCAAAATTCGATGCAGTGGAAGTATCCACCCAGTCATAAGGATAAAGGAATGGGAGTTCCAATTCCGCTGACGATGTGACATGTGGTTCAATCATCACTCCATGAGTTTGTGATAACGGAATAATATCTGTCGTCGAGACTGGTGCAAATTTTCCAGTATTCAGAGGATCATAACAAGCTCGCAGAGCTCCATAAAAGAACGGAGATGCATTGAAGCGAAAGGTCAGTTTCAGACGCGCATTCAAGCGCGAAAAGTTGTCCAATTTCTTCTTCAAATAAGCATTGTCAAAATACAGAGTCCAAGGTTGTATGGTGTGCGGTGAAAGGTCGAAAGTATCAGATTCGTTCCAAACGAATTGATCAATCAACACAGGTCGTTGCAAAAATTCACTCAAACTTCCTCGTTCATCAGATTGCTCACGATACGTGGCTTCAATAGGGAATTCTTCTTCAATCCCAACATTTTCGCCAGCATCAACAAACTCTGTAACTTCCGAAATAACGGGAGTCTCCGTCTGCTGTTCACCAAGGACGGGGGCTGCAATAGCCTCACTCTGGATAATTGTCGCCAAATTCCTTTTCAATACAGGGTGGTAGGGAGGAATATCACCTAGCCACTCAGGGTCGCTTTGATCTAGTACTACGACATCGTACTTTGCTTTTTCTTTGTTTTCTGCAGTCCAAATATCTCACTAGGGATAGGACCATCACACTAGTGCTTCGACGGGATGTGGTCTTGCGGCCACACTCGTAAAAACGAGTACGGAGTAAACTCCAGCAAGAAAACGGAACGAGCAATTAGAGATCGAAACCGTCATTCAATCCCCAAGGATCAAAATTCCGCCCCTCCAATGTTTTGTCAAGAATGACCTGCTCGTGGAGGGCTGAGCAGTGCGGGGGCCGAACGCAACTCTCGAAATGATTCGTAATGAGTTCGTCGTACGTAGGAAACGTACTTTGCTGCACCCAATCCTGTAGATGACATTCAACAACGACATCCTTCAGGATAGCAACGTTCTTTTCAAACACCTCACGCCCATATTGGAAGAACTCTCCAACGGCGCTACGCATGGTATCCACGGCTTGTGCCTCAGGGCAAATCGATTTACTTGCAACACACGTAGTGAGCATTTTTTCAATCGAGGCCCATTCAAGAGGACACTTGAAACAACGCATCTCGGCATCCCAACGCCACTTGCGTTTCAAAAAAGAGGTATCAGCAATATTCACAAAAGGAACAGAGGCTGCCTCTTTATCTGCCATCGTGTACACCACGCCATACTTCGCAAGTTGCTCAGAAATGGCAGTGTGGTTGAACCAGGCTCGTTCTCGGGACACACCAAACTCATTGTCATCTCCATAGGTAATCAAGTGCACAAACTGTTTGAAAGTTCGGCACTCTTTCTCCACAGGATTCAAGTCTGTGTAAGTGTATCGCATGTACAAGCTGTTCGCAATACAGTTGATGATAACAGTCAAAGCATGACCAGAGGGATTGGAGCCAAAAAACTCAACAAAGTCCCCTTGGACTTCGGTCAATGGGTAAGCAACATCTTCAGCAATGCAACGCAAGAATCTCAAATCCTCTGCGTCACGACCAGCGGCGATCAAAACTTCCTCAATCACTCGGAAAGCAGCAAGGATGATTTGGGGACTCATTCGCTTATCGAACTTCGCGTAATCGCCCGCAACCATCTGATCGTCACCAAAAAAGGTGAGATAACGATGGAGTTCATCCCAAGCACAGCTGTT